TTATGACTTTGTGTTCAAGGTTGAGAACTTCAAGTTCATGGCTCAAGACTATGATGTGACAATTTCTCAGCGTGGTATCTCTCACTTTAAGGGTGACACCGTTGAGTACTGGGTTGCAACTGAGAGCGGAAGTAACTACAATGGCTAATATTATTATTCCAAGTGACGAACAGTCTAAAAAAACAATCAAGGATGCGTTGGCGCAGATTTCTGATTCACTGACTCGCATTGAAGCAGAACGAGATCACATTAAGGATATTCTGCAGGTTGTTGAAGACAAGGTTGATATTCCGAAGAAGTACATCCGCAAGATGGCTCGGATCTACCACAAGCAGAACATGAGTGAAGTCAAAGCAGAAAATGATGACATTGAAACCTTGTATGAGGTAGTGAATCCGTAGTATAATAGGGGGAGTTCGCTCCCCCTTTCTTTATTATGTTTATGGTGATATTATGCGTGAAGAATTTCTCTGGGTCGAAAAGTATCGACCACACACAATTGCAGATACAATTCTGCCAGATGATCTGAAGAAAACATTTCAGACATTCGTTGACAATAGAAACATCCCTAATCTACTGCTCACTGGTTCTGCTGGAATCGGTAAGACAACTGTTGCTAAGGCAATGTTGGATGAGATCGGAGCAGACTATATTGTAATCAATGGCAGTGATGAGGGTCGCCTTATTGATACGCTGCGCACGAAGATCAAGAACTTTGCATCTTCGATGTCTTTGGCTGGAGGTCGTAAGTATGTTATTCTTGACGAATCTGATTACCTTAATGCAGAAACTGTTCAACCTGCTCTTCGAAATTTTATGGAAGAGTATTCTGCTAATTGCGGTTTCATTCTTACTTGTAATTTTGTTAATAAGATTATTGCCCCACTCCACTCTCGATGCTCCGTCGTTGAATTCAAAATGCGGAACGCCGACAAGCCAAAGTTGGCAGGACAGTTCTTCAAACGAGTTGAGTGGATCCTAGAAAGGGAAGGGATTGATTATGAACAGAAGGTTGTTGCTGAACTCATCACTAAACACTTTCCTGATAATCGCCGCATTCTGAACGAACTGCAGCGTTACAGCGTTACTGGTCGCATCGACTCTGGTGTTCTTGCTAATCAAACTGAATCAAATCTAAAGGTGTTGATGGACGCACTGAAGAACAAAGAGTTCTCTAATGTGCGCAAGTGGGTTGGTCAGAATATCGATGGAGACATGGCTCCGTTCTTTCGCAAGTTCTACGAAACAATCCATGACTATGTTGCTCCAGCATCCATTCCTCAGATTGTGGTCACACTCGCTGACTATCAATTTAAATCAGCGTTTGCTGCTGATCAAGAGATCAATACAATGGCGATGCTGACTGAGATTATGGTTGATGCGGAGTTCAAATAATGTTTTTTGATATCGGATGGAGCGAAGCAGTTATAATTTCACTGGTGTATTTTCACATTACTGCGATTTTGTTTAGTATATATTATCATAGATCCGTCATTCACAATCTGGTCACATATTCCCCTAAAACAATAAAAATATTTGAATTTATTGCTTCAATAACGCATGAACAAAATATTTTTTTATTGAGGGGCGGGCATTTAAATCATCACCAATACTCTGATAGACCTGGAGATGTAGTTTCTCCACATGTTAGTGGATGGAAAAATATAATGGTCTATCCAATTTTTAGGAAAAGTGCTAAACTTATTATTTCTCTCATTCCGTTCACAAAAAACACATCCTACGAAAAAATATTTTTTGTGATCATGAATATCTTTTTGTTTGGTGCGCAAGGAGTAATGATAAGTTTTCTCATGTATTTTTTCATATATTTTTTTGGCAATTTTGTTTTTGATGGTCTTGCACATTTACCATATGTTGGCTACAGAAATTACAATACTGACGATAGCAGCAGAAACATTTTGCCTTTTGGTTTATTGGCTGCAGGAGAAGAACTACACAACAATCACCATGCCGATCCAATGAATATCAAATATAGTCATAAATGGTTTGAATTTGATATAGGATATATGTACATTAAGATTCTAGAAAAGTTTAATTTGGCAAAAATTAATTATGGCAAAGACCAATCCATTTGACTTCACCAATTCCATCAATCAGACCAAGCAGGATTTGATGCGTGGTACTGCCAATGATAAGATTGCGGAGAAGTCATACAGTCCATTTCTAACCAATCGTGCTTTGTCGTATCATAATGACACTGTATTCTACGCAAACGAGATGAATACACGCCATCATCTAGACAATTTGCTTCAGTTTGACTTTTTGCTAAATATCGTGAGACCTAAAAAGCGATATGCAAAATGGTCGAAAAAAGATAATGATGGTGATGTGTTGATCGTTAAAGAATACTTTGGTTATAATGAAACTAAAGCACGCCAAGCACTCGCCATCCTAACCCCCGAACAATTGACCCAAATAAGAATAAAACTACAGAAGGGTGGAAAAGATGGTTGAAGATATGATTGAGGTTCTTCTTAAGAACGAAGACGACTTTTTGAAAATTAGAGAAACTTTGACGAGAATTGGTGTAGCATCTAAAAGAAACAGAACAATTTATCAGTCTTGTCATATCCTCCATAAACAAGGGAGATATTACATTGTACATTTTAAAGAACTGTTTGCTCTCGACGGCAAGCCATCTAACTTTGCCGAGGAAGATATTGCGAGGCGTAATACTATTGCCAATCTGCTTGCTGAGTGGGGTCTTGTTGATCTTGTTGATGCTAGAAGAAGCGGTGAACCCATCGCACCTCTATCGCAAATAAAAGTGCTTCCGTATAAAGAGAAAGATGAATGGGAACTTGTAGCAAAATATAATCTTGGAAAGAAAAGATAATGTATGTTATACAATGATGATGCGGTTTTTGTCCATGTTCCTAAAACTGGTGGACAAAGTATTGAAGAATTGATTGGACAAATTTGGAATGGATATGGTGATCAGCACGAACCTTTATTTACTTTAGAGAAAAATAATCCAGAAATAAAAAGAAACAAATTTTGCTTTGGGTTTGTGCGAAACCCATTTGATCTTGAAGTCAGCAATTACATATGGCACACAAGAACAAACAGTCAGGTTGCTGTAGACAGTTTTGATGACTGGATCAAATGGAGATATTATGAACAAACTGGCATTCTTACCTATGATGACTTTCGTGATAAAGATGAATATTGGTATTTGAAGGGATTTGCGAAAAATCCTCAAGTTGGGTTTTTTGTTAACCCTGCTGGTGATTGGTTGGTAGACTTCGTTGGTAGATTCGAAACATTAAAAGAAGATTGGGAATTTATCTCAAACAAATTAAATCTTCCGAAAGAACTTCCACATGTCGGCAAAACATTTAAGAAAAAAGATTATAGACTCTATTACAAAAATGCAGAAACGGTTGATATTATCACGGAAGCGCATAAAATAGATCTTGATGTGTTTAATTATGATTTTGAAAAGGGTATGACCTCCAAAGAGATCAACAAAGATATCCCAATACACATACATATACACCACAACTACAACTATTATTATGGATAAGATTATGGAAATTGAAAAAACTAATTTTGAAATGGTGGGTGAGTTTATGACTGCTTTTGGTCAAGAAGTTCGAACTAAAGCAAAGATGCCGCCAGTTAATGTTCAGGCACTTCGTTATGACTTGATCAAAGAAGAACTGCAAGAGTTCTGGGAAGCAACATGTGCTAATGATCTTGTTGGCGTTGCTGATGCACTGACTGATCTTCTCTATGTTGTCTATGGTGCTGGTCATGCATATGGAATCAATTTGGATACTTGCTTCCATGAAGTCCATGCATCAAACATGAGCAAGTTGGGTGCAGATGGAAAGCCAATCTATCGTGAAGACGGTAAAGTGTTGAAAGGACCAAACTTCTTTGAACCAGAACTTGAGGAAATTGTATTTCCACCAGAAATTCCGCAGATGGAACTTGACTTTTCTTGAATTTTATAGTATAAATAAAAATGTCCGCCGAAAGGGGACATGTTTTTAATCTCGCTGAAAAAGGAGAACTATTATGGTTAATACAGCCAATGCACTTGCGCCATTGAATCAGATGGCAAAACATCTCAACTCATTTGGTATTGGTCACGACAGTTTGTTTGACCGACTGTTTCAAGTACATGAAGAAGTTGAACGATCTACCAAATATCCCCCATACAATATCGTAAAAGAAGGCGATAACAACTTCGCTATCGAGATCGCTGTTGCTGGTTTTGAGAAAGATCAGTTGACTATTGAACAAGATGGCGATAAGATTACTGTGAAGGGTGAAGTTGGATCACCAGCTGATGACTTTACCGAGTATCTTTATCATGGTATCGCCAAGCGTCCATTTACTCGTGTGTTCACTATTGCTGATCATGTTGAAGTAAAGGGTGCTGGTATTGTGAATGGTATGCTTACAATTCAGTTGGAGCGTGTGATTCCTGAAGAACTGATGCCGAAGCAGATTCCGATCCTCTAAACAAACTGGGGAGCTTCGGCTCCCCTTTTGGATTATGTATGAAGTGGAAAGTCTGGTGCCGCACGCTTGGCACAAAAGTATCTGAAGACAAAAAAGAGGCAGATTATGCTTGCCTTTTTAGGACGATCTATACTATAATAATGTTTGCGACTTGCTTCTTTATTATTGCTAACACGGTTCGACACTGGTGAAATTCTACACAAACTTCTTCATGCGTGGCAACTTCGTTGTTGTGCGTGGGTATGATCATGGTTCACGATTCACTGATCGAATCGAATACAAACCAACGCTGTATGTTCCTGCCAAGCAGATGACTGACTGGCAGTCGTATGATGGTCAGTTTCTGGAACCAATTCGGTTTGGTGCGATCCGTGATGCTCGTGACTTTGTCAACAATTATTCCGATGTAGATG